TGCAAGGGCTGGTCAAGAAACTTCTCCAGCAAAGACAGAGGCAAGTTCTAGCAAGTTTAGCGCGGATGACTATCGCGAAGCCGCAAAAAGCTATCGTGACGAAGGCCGTGATGATCTTGCAAAACTTGCTGAAAGCAAAGCCAACGAGATTGAAACTGCTGGCAAGAGAGAGAACGAGCAGAAGGCACAGGCAGAATGGAAAAACTCCTGGGACCAAAACCTTTTGCGAGAAGTAGAAGCGAATCCAGAACTAAAGGATTCTTCGACCAACCTCTACAAAGCAGTATCGACCTTGTTACAGCAACACGCGATTCTTAGGAACTATCCTAACGGAATCAATGATGCTGTTGGTCTGGCGAAGATGAGGCTCAAGGCGGACGCTGCCTCTGACTTGGAAAAGAAGATTGCAAAGTATGAGTCAGAATTGACTCAACTAAGAAAGGCAACGACACCTGCAAGCGGTCAACCTTCTGGCCCTGCTCGCGTTAAAGCTTTTCACGAACTCTCCTCTGAGGAGCAAGGGCGTGAATTGATGAAAATGGCAGCAGAGGCGGATAGATCGTAAAATAGGTTAGTTGTTTAAAAGGAAAATAATAAAATGGCTAATGTAACTACAGGATCTGTCTCTGCACAGTTCCAGACGTACTTCTCCAAGATGCTCTTGGAACGTGCGCTCCCCTTGCTCCAAATGGAGCAGTTTGCAATGAAGGTGGCGTATCCTTCGAAAACTGGCGGAAATCGTACCATCCGCTTTTTCAAATTTGACAATCCCGCGATTGACAAGATCGTTTCCCTCTCTGAAGGAACGACTGTTAGCGATGGCTCGGATCAACGTCAGTTGACCCTGTCCACAGTTGAAGCGACCCTCCAGCAGTACGGCAGTCAGGTCGTCCTCACGGACGTATTGCTCGCGACGGAATTGTTCAACCACCTCGCCCAGGCCACCAAACAGTTGGGTGAAGACGCTGCTCTGCATGCGGACACTCTGTGTCACCGCGCGCTGATCCAAGATTCTTCCACCTCGACTGGCACAAACGTTGCCACGAAGAGCTATGCTCGTTATGCCCAAAACGGCACGAACGGCACGACCTTCGCGACCAGCTCTGTTGCTAACAGCGCAATCACCGCCACCGATCTACTCGACGGCGCGACTTCGTTGTTCATCAGCCGTGCGCCCAAGATCAAGGATTCTTACGTCCTTGTCGCTCACCCTGCGGTCATTCGTGACCTCCAGCAGGATGACGATTGGTTGAAGGTTTCGAGCTACTCGAACCCTGAAGCCATCTTCAAAGGTGAAATCGGTTCGCTGTTCGGATGCAAAGTCGTTTCCAGCACCAACGTTCAGACGTTCGCAACCGCTGCTGCGGGTGTGGCTTCTGCCTCGACTGCTGGTCAAGCCGTGTACGGCAACTTGCTCTTGGGCGGAAACTCCTTTGGAGTTCCCAGCCTGAACTCAGTTGTTGCCTCTGGCTCGCCCTTCTCACCGAAGGTCACGATCCTTGACGCTGCTGATAAATCCGACCCCTATGGTCAACGCGTAGTGGCATCCTTTAAAACCTACTATGCTGCTAAACAATTGGATACTACGTTCTTCCGCGCGATCTTCGCGAAGTCGAACTACAGCTAAACAATTAAATGGGAACCCTAGTAATCGCTATGGGTCCTCGGAAAGCTGGGGAGGGTAAAACCTCCCCAGCCTCTTCCAACGGAGATCAAATGAAAGAAGGAATGAATAAAAATGGCGGAATGAAAATGTCGAAAGGCATGGTCATGCTGCCATTGTCGATGCTTGAAGTTAATGATGGCGGAGACAATGTTCCTCCCTCTGAAGGTGATGAAGTTGAACTCAGCGGTGTTGTTCAAATGGTTAAGAACGGAGCTGCATACATCAAGGTCAATGAGGCCATGATCGAAGGCGAATCCGAGAATAACGAAGAGAACGACATGTCTGAGGAGGACAAAATGCGTGAGCTGGCGAAGAATGCCGACGAGGAGAACTACAGCTAATGCCTATTTACCAGTACACCGATACCAGAAATGGTTCAGTCGTTGAACTGGAAAAATCAGTAGCTGAAAGGGACTCAGTCCCTAAGTATCTGAAGCGGTTTACTGTCCCACAACGTTTGGCTCTTGTTGGTGTTGGCGATCCCCTCGACAACCCACTTGGGTCTAATAAAACAAATATTATGAAGGGGTACTACCGCCAGGAACAAAAACTTGGCAGTAGATTTAAAAGCGAGTTCAGCGCGGATCAAGTGAAACGTGCTTGGAGTCGCAAAGGAGATTAACAATATGGCTAATGAGTTTCAACGCAGTCCAGTTAGAGCGAAGAATAAGGCTGTCCGAATTGACGGAGCCAACTTCACCAACGTCATTGAGTTCACGGCAAGCTCCAGCGGTGGCACAGTTAATACTGTTGCAACCGCTCCTGCTTCCTTGAACGTGACCCTTAACGGCACTTCTTACAGAATTGCCCTGCACACCTAATGTCACGCGCATTAGACAGATTCCAGGGTGAATATGGCTTTGTTGCCACTACCTCAACAGGTACGGCGCAAACTGGAGCCTTTTGGGCAATTCAAACTCTTGCTGATACCACGTTTAGTGCGCTAGGTGGAAACTATACTGGCACGCTAACTGGCACGACTATCCCTGCTGGACTCACCATTTATGGTGCGTTTGATGGGTATACTGTCGGTACTGGCAAGGTTCTTGCCTACAGATCCGCTGCCTAATCTTGTGATTCTTCCGCTTCGATTCAATAGATCGAGGCGGAAGAATTGCATTTAATTATATGCCACAACTTGGATTAGGATTAAGAGCGAATATTTCAAGCTCCAGTCCATATGATGGAGACGCTGCTGCGTATTTTACAAGAGCAGGCGTGACGGATGCCACAGCCAAAGGACAAATCAATGCGTTTGTAAAAGGCATAAAGGATTTGGGTCTTTACAGTAGTATGGTCTGCTGGCCTCTCCGCTCCACTCAAAACGCTGGAACTGGAACTACTGCGTATAGCTTGGGTGGATTAGGAACGTTTGATGGGACGCTAACCAATGGCCCAACTTGGGGAACGGATGGTATTACATTTGATGGTACAAACGACAGAATAGCACTACCAAATAATTCATTTGGGACTGGAAATTCTCCTATGTCTGGATTTTGCTTTTTCAAGCCATCTTCGACAGCCGTAAAGGGAACTCTTTGGTCAACTGGGAATGGATTCGTAGGAACAGATGTAATGGGACCGAACATAAATGATGGAGGAAATGATGTGGCAGCAATAGCATACACCGCATCAACCATCGCTGCATCAGATACAACTATGCGATCTATTTTATGCGGTAACACATCGCTAGGTTTCAAGGGAAAAAATGGGGGAACCGTAACTTCATTTGTATTAGGTCTTACTCTAAATAAGGGCGGGGGTAGTTGTGGAATTGGATGCCTAACTTTACCGACTCAAGATTTCTTTGCAGGGTTTATTTCGGCTGTAATAAGGTTTGACCAAACCCCAACGACGCAACTTAATTCAGATGTTTATACCCTCTACAAAACCACCCTCGGATCTGGCCTCGGATTACCCTAATGCCCCTCCTCTTCATCGCTCTCTTGCTGTGTTCCTGCTCACCAAAGCACGAAGACAACAATGCACTCCCACGCTACAGCGACATGGGAGCTGCCCATGACGCAGGCCAAATTAAGCCATGAGTGAAGACCAGATTTGGAACATAGAATTAAAGCTCGCCAGGATGGAGGAGCGTCAAGTTCAGCTTTATGCGCTGGTCGAGAGGTCACTTGCAAACTACGGAGATCTTGCTAATAAGGTTAATGCGCTGGAGCATCTAAGGACTAAGATACTAGCCCTCTCTGGCGTTATTGGCCTTATATGTTCAATGGCTTGGGACGTAATCAAAAATAGGAACAACTAGGAGAAAATATGCCGAATTTTACAGCAGGAACCAGCTTTGGTGCAAACGATACAGTAACCAATACGAAGCTTAACGCTTTGATTGCTGACGCTGTAATCAACCCTGAGTGTGCATTAAGCATCAACTCTGGCACAATTGGCACGCTTTCCTGCACTAGGGGGACCATTGGAACGTTCAATAGTACAACTGGAACTGTTGCCACGCTCAATACCACTACTGGATCTGTCCAAACATTAAGTGCTGGAACATTGGCAACCGACCTTACTGGTGGGACGTACTCTGGATTAATCAATTCGAGTACTGGCACATACTCTGGATTAATCAATTCTTCAACTGGTACTTATTCTGGACTAATCAATTCTTCAACTGGAACTTATTCTGGATCAATTGGAACAGCAAGAAGTTTGACCGCTGGAACAATTCAGACATTAACAGCGAGTACTCTTACTGGAACACTTACTGGAGGGACGTATTCTGGATTAATTAATTCAAGTACTGGAACATATTCTGGATTAATAAACTCAACAACTGGCACATTTTCTGGATCATTGGGAACTTCATGCAATTTTACCGCTGGAACAATTAACAGATTAACATCTTCAAGCAATGCAACAATATCTGGAATTACAGTAGGAACAGGTAGTAATAGTGGCTCTTTAAATACTGCCGTAGGAGCAGGATCTGTTCTTGGAAGTGGTTCTGGAGGCTTTAATTCTGGATATGGATATTCAGCATTGGCATCAAGTACATCTGGAGTAGCAAATTGTGCCTTTGGATATAGGGCATTATTTTCAAATACAACAGGTGGAAGTTGCGTTGCGATAGGAGCTGCATCATTAGATTCAAATACAACATCAAACTTCAATACCGCAATTGGAAATTCTTCATTATATTTAAATAGTTCTGGAACAGGCGCAAATACAGCAGTTGGATACCAATCCATGTTTGTAGCTACTGGAATGGCAAATTCATCTGCGCTTGGTGCAAACTCAACAGTTACTGGATCAAACCAAGTTCAGCTTGGAGATTCTGCTACCACAACTTATGCATATGGAGCAGTTCAAAATAGATCAGATATTCGAGATAAAGCTGATATAAGGGATACACAACTCGGACT